TCCGTCTGCAGGTCTTCCAACTCCACGCCAGCAACCGCCGCAGCCACACAAAGCCCCATGACTAGCCCATTCAAGAGGGCGTTCATAAGGCTTGTGTCATCACGACCGGAAGCGAGCATGATAGAGGCAACATACTTCATCTCTCCCATTCGCCCACGAGGTGCGCGCCACGCGTTGATTAACCGCGCAAACTCGGGATCAGTACGCATCTCAGAGTAAAATGACTCAACGAGACGCATACTTTCTGCCGAGTGTGTGCAGTCGAACATCGAGTAATCGCACCAAAATGCGAATACGTCTCCGTCCTTACAACCCGCAACGCAGGAGTCCAACCAACCCTGTAGTTTTTCAGGCGTGGTGGCGCCGTAAAACAACCAGTTGTCTGGTCCCCAATGCCTCTTCAGGCGCTCCAACTTTGGTTTGATTATGGGACCGGCAACAATATGCGCCTTGTCTTTCGGTGCCATAATCATTCGGGCAATGGATTCGGTCAAGGGCTTAGCCTCCCCCCAGTCAAACTTCTCATAACTCGCAAGGAGTTCCTGTTTGACAAAGGCAGAGAAGCCCAAATCCTTATCCCTCAACCCTCCATCGTTGATGTATTCGTCATATGCCCTCTTCAACGCACGTCGGCGCCGGGCAGGCATGGTGGCTAACCAATCATCAACGGTCATTTTGTCCCCATCGAGGGCGCCCTTGGGTAGTAAGAGGTGCTTGAACTTCTCCATTACTGCCCATGCGGCCGGGGACGATTTAGGTTTTGCGAGAAAGGCGCGTCCGATTAGCGCTTGCATACGGGAATAGAGGCCCTTTCGCGTCACCATGGGGTAGCACCCCGACACACCAATTCCTGCGAGCACACACTCTCGCTTCGTTCGCTCAAGACTGGTGTCTATCTTGGCGAGATCCTCCTTTACCACAGAGTGAAATGTCTTTCGCTGTTTTCCCGAATGCCCAGGAAAGTTCCTCTTCAGCCACGGAACTTCCGACTCACTCATCGTGATCGCATCTTTCGGGATATCAACCTTAGCCCACTTACTCTTCTTGGGAGGGAGTGTTGAGGACTCTAAATGGACGCGTCCAGGGTGCCCCTCAGCAACGGTCAAGTTTAACTGTATTTGCTGGCCCATCGTTGAGACTGCGCCGCACAAGTTCAGTTTTCTCTCACACTCGTTACACACCCTGTGTTTCCACTTAAATTTTATGGGAGGTATGGCGCCGCACGAAGCACATCTTTTGTGACCACTAAGTTGTGCAGTGCAGTACCCCTTCTTCCCATACTTCGCCTCCAACTGTCCTTTTTCGGAGCATAAAGCAACTCGTGCTGCTGTGGCGTCCGAATTGTTGTCGTCGGCGTTCTCGATGAAGAGAGAGTGGTATGGTCCGCGCAAATCCTCAGGGACATAAGAGGCGTTTATTGCCCATCTTGCCCGTGAGGCACCCGCTACTCCCCTCAAAGTCTTGGGTCGGAGCTCCCGTCCCGGCATGTTCGTGGCGTGTTTGACTGTTGCCTGCGGTTGTCTCGACAGTCCTTTATCCGCAGCCCAACAACCAGCCTTGTCCATGGCCTCCACTATAAAGTTGGGACAGGAGAAAAAACCCCTTTTCGGTATCCGGTGTGCGGCAAACTCTAGGCAGTAATACTCACACGTGCCATTGTACCCCAGGTGTTTCAGGGTATAGGACATGTTTTCTATCTGCACTGAAGCAATCCACCCCGGGTTGTACTGACCATTGGTCAGGAAACGTCCGTCGCGCGGATCCGGTTCAACCCCAGAAGTTACGTAATAATAACTTTTCCTCGTGAAATTGAACCGGTTCAACACTTCCGGGTGTAACTCTGTCAGTCCAACCCCCCCCTCGTAGCGAGCATCAACATGCGCTACACTGCCTTCAGACACTAAACCGCCACAATCATAAGCCCGTACCCTCATGGTCCACGAGCCGGATTTCCGCGGTTGTGCGACATTGTTCTTTGGGAACACTGTCAACAGGGAGTCCCAGCAATTGCACCCCTTGACTTCCTGTGTCTGAGCCCGGTCGCATCCTGTTAAATCAAAATCCAACACGGGGGCAATGTTGTGAGTCTTAATATACTCAACATGTTCGTGCATCCGCACGAGGGTGTCTAAGGGAACCGGTGTCCGCGGGGGCTCCCCCACCTCCGGAGGTGGATCTTCAGGGGGGTCCTCCCCAGGTGGTGACCCCGACGGTCCTCCGTCGTTGTCCCCGTTTGGGCCCCCTTCAGCCCCAGCCCCGGGCGCACCATCTTGACCGGCAGCTGCAAGTCCGGAGCTCGCTCCGGCAGGAGCAAGCTCCGGACTAGCAGCTTGCTCTTCCTCGGCCTCGACGGTGACTTCTGTTGACTCGGCGCACCCAGGCACAGGCGAAGCAGTTACCTCGACATCACTCTCCACCTCATCATCGGCCTTGACCGTTTTGGTAGAGGTGACGCGTGGCTTCTTCACCAAAACCTCCCACTGATTCGAGGGAACTTTCGGTGCCCTGACGGTCGCCTTATCAACAGTTGTATCTGGCTCTGCCACCAAAGCAGCATACCCAGTACGGGATTTGACCCAATCTTGGATCTTTTGTTCCGCCCCGGGCCGGAACTCTCCCGCAGCACAGAAATGTGCATACTGACAGTCAACATCCTCAATGAAGAGTATGTTCTGCCTCACGCCCCCTTGAGTAAGTTTGGTTGGGAATTTATGATACTCCAATAAAGTCCCACCCCGGCAGAGAAAGTGATGTATATCGACGCCTCGGATTGGATACTTCCGCTGCCTCGAATCTTTCGCTGCCCACTTCTCCCAATCCTCGCGGGCGCGGATCATGCCGACAAGGCTCATCCCACCAGATGGACCCCCGGCACCCGCCTCGTTCAGCCCCATCTGCACCAGCGCCCGGTAAAATTCACGGACGTGCCTCTCAGAGGCAA